GGGCAACCAAGTTTTTGGGTTAGTTGGCTTTGATACTTATCTAGCAAGCTTTTTATAAGCAACTGATTTTTATAGGCTTCTTGGTTGGTGGCTATTGTTAGAATATATTGTTTAGATTGTATCCCTCGACTGATAAGAATATTTTGGTAGAACTGTTCTGCCTCTGGAGTATTTGCTAGGTTAGGTTCCATAGTTATGGAATTATGAATTACTGTAATAGGATACGATTCTGTAGCTAGATATGGGTATATACGTATTAAATCGTGTTTAGTGGTATTGCTAATACATATGAATTGAGAGGCATTACGAATGGCAAGGTCTTTTTGAATCCACATATGATTAATAACCAGATTGCAGATTTCTGGTATCATATCGTGAACTAGAAGAATATTAGGAATTACGGTGCAATAAGTCATATAAGTGGATATGAAATAATCCCATTGGTGTTGGTGTGCTAGTTGATTTAAATAATCTACGTCTTGTTGCATTATTGGATATGCAAACTCATTGATATGGATTATTTTAGATGATGGAAATCTAGTATGAAATCCGCTTTTAGCTATGTTCTTGGGTATATCTTTTCCACGGATGAGAAGAATTAATTCAACCTCTAGCGAGTCAAAGTCTAATTCTATATGTGATAAAATACCTTCCCACACTCTAGATATACCGCTATATGGCATATTAAAAAAAATGGAATCAATCGCTATACGGACGGGTTTATTAGTAATTGCCATCCTAGATAAAGTTTTTAATAGCAAATAATTCGATACAAGATGCTAGAACTAAATGTTTATATTTATTTTATTGTTTTATTTAGAATATAAAAACTAATTGAAACTATATCGCTAGCAATATATCACTAGCAAATCTCAACAACATGGCTCTATCTCAAGAATCCAAATCCCGTAAATTAAAACTTGGATTTCTAAATTCGATATCCGCAGAATGGGTGCATCTATATAAGGATACGATAGAACAAGTCTCCCGAGTGGATGATGCAGATTATATTATCTATGAAAGTAATGGCGATCCGGTACCAGTTATAATGAAAATATTAGCTACTTTTCCTCGCAACAAGCTAGTATTCATCTTAAGTGGCGACCAATCAGTCCATATTAATGATGAATGTATTTGGTTCAGTAATGCAGTGAAACCTAGTGGATTAGCTGTACGCCAAACACAAATATTCGTTTCCAATCCTGCAATATTTAAATATTATGAAAAGATAGGCCGTGGATTTACACAAATCCGGAAGCGCTATATAGATATTTATTTTAAAGGAACTATATGGAATGGAATGCGAGAGGCTATGTATGATTATTTTTCAAAATCACGCACTCCGGAAATGTCGTGTCTAATTGAAAAAAATAATGATTATTGGGGATGGCGTTTAAATAATAAAAACAAGCCTACACAAGAAGATATAGAAAAAACAGCATATAAATCATATGAGACAATGGAAGATGCGCTCCTTTGCCTATGTCCCAAGGGCAATGGAAATAGTAGTATGCGTATTGTAGAAGCTCTAGCATGTGGCTCAATTCCCGTTCTTATAGATGATTTTAGTGCACCATTCGACGTATTATGGGAAGATGCAGGAGTTGCACTAGCATTTGATACCCGTATTCATACCTGGAACCATATATATACTGAATGCTATAAACTTATTCAGGATACTGAAAGACTAAAAACTATGCAGAAAAAGGGGAATGTTTACTTTAGAGAAGTCGTGTATGGAGATTCTAATTCATTGGGATTTAAAATGTATGGCAATCTAGATACAGTTGCATTTGGATTTAGTGGATTGATTCTAGAAAGATTGCGTAATATGCTTCCTAGTAATTCCTAAATATTTAGCGCCGGATATTTTGATTCGGTGTTATTTTGATCCAGTGTTATTTATAGTTTTAATTTGTTTTTAATTTATTTTTAATTTATTTTCCATTTCTTTTTCTATCAGTGTAGAATTTGTGTTATGAATTGATAAAATAGCTTTAATAGGAACGTATATCATCTTATCAATCATACACGTGGAATTAACAGGGAAGCACGATGCGATGGATTGATTAAAATTGTATCCGTAGAATATATATAATTCCAATTTATCATCAATAATAATTTTAGAGCCAATAGGTATATTATACCTCCAGTTTATATTATCGTATGACATTTTGTATTTGTATGTGTATGTATATTTGTATTTGTATTTATATTTGTATTTGTATTTATATGTGTATTTGTATTATTAATATATATTAATGGATTATAGCAAAAACGCACTAGACTACAAAACTATCATAATTAAGAATAAAGCTATGATCGTTGATTGTTATTAGCGCCATTTATTATCATATTACTAAAGGCTGCTAGTAAAGGATTTATTGCATTAATCATATTATTTACTTGACCGTTGATATGTGTTGAATTAAGTTGCGATGATGTATTATTTGTTCCCATTATAGTATTAATTAATGGTGTTCCTAGATTGATAATATGATTTATATCATTTTGAAATTCACCGAAAGCTGTTCCGGGTACACTATCACCTCCAAATATACTACTAGAAGTAAAAATATGTATATTGGAATTATTATTTATTATTCCGGCTTGACTTGCTGATTGTGATGAATTTGAACTATTATTTGCTTGCGAATCTACTATATGATTGCTTGTAAGTAGAGTATATGTAGTATTGCTATTTGGTAATTCATCATCCTCCGTGTTTTCATCGTCTTCGCAATCGGTATAATCTTCATGACAATTGCAATAATGTTGGCATGTTTGACTTTCATCATCATCTTCTTGGTCTTCTTCGTCTTCTTCGTCTTCTCCTTCTTCGTCGTCTTCGTCTTCATAGAGTTCGTCGTCATCTTCATCTTGGTCTTCAGCATTATTTGCAGTCATATTTTCAGTCATATTTTCAGTTAGTTCATTCCTGCAAGTAGGACAAGTACTATGATTAGATAACCAAGTATCTACACAATTTAAATGAAATAAATGACCACAATTATTTAAACGTCGCACAATATCGGGATCTTCGAAATCTGTTTGGCAAATAGAACATATTTCTTCGGTAGTATTCGAATTAGCAGTTGAATTAGTATTTGAGCGTGCTGTATTAATATTTAAAGAACTAAATACATTTACACTGGAAATATTATTAATATTTGCAAGATTTATATTAGAATTATTGTTATCATTATCTTCGTTGGCATTTATTGTTGTTCGAAATTGATTCAAAATACGCGTAATAGGTAAAGTAGATACCTCTAGTTGAAAAGGTGTATTGTTATTAATTAGGCTATTAATTAGATTTCTAATTTCAGCAGATGCTTGCGGATTACCTAACCCTGGCGGATTAGATAATAAAGTATCAGGATTATTATTTGTAGTAGTATGTGTATGCGTGCTTCTATTTACATTATTATTTTGCGCTACATTATTATTAGTTTGATTTAGTGTATTAGTATTTATATTTGGTTGATGAAATACTGGCAAACCTTGATTATTGCTAGGTGCTAATATTGGATTTTGATTAATAAAGGGACTATATGAATGTGGTTGTGGTTGTGGTTGTGGTTGTGGATATCTATTGGTAAAATAATATGGATATCCTAGATATATTTCTCTATACATCTGAGGTGTTAAATAATGACGCTCTATAACTATATTTTGTTCCATTTTGAAATATATGTATAGGAAATTTATAAGAAGTATATATAATTCTTTTTATATTAAAACTTAAAACAAAAAACTTAAAACAAATAAAAAATTGAAATAATTTAGCGGATAATAAAATTAAATAAATAATTTACTTTTAATATAGATTAGGTCTTCAAAAAGATGGCGGATATGCAAAATGAAACAGATGTGGAAGTTATAATGGAAGTTATACCTGATACTAATTTAATGGATTTTGCATTGAGACCAGGATTAGCAAATAATGGAAATGAATGTTTTATTAATTCTGTAATGCAATGTCTAGCAGTAAGTCCATTTATACACGGATTTATAGAAAAATACAGGAATGATGATGAAGATATGATAAATCTAATTAAAAAATATGATTTAAACAGGTTAAAAACGGATATATTACCTGATGCTATTAAAACTCTTCTAGAAACTAATGAATCTATACCAGAACCTGAGAGACTTTTATTATCTAGGATTTCTAAGAAATGTGCGGATTTCTATATATATATATGTTTCAAAGACATAATAGTAGGATTGCAAACAAGGCGCAAATCAGTTGAAAGTTGTTCTACATTTCTTTCCATTACAAGTGATATCACTAAAGAATCTGGATTCGCCCATTTATTTAGTGGTGAACAGAATGACCCACACGAATTTTTAGTATATCTTCTTGATAGAATTCATACTGCAAAGTCGAGCACTGTTAAAATAGATATACCAGTTGGTTATGAGCCAGAAAAATTATATTTGAAATTATATTTAGAACATTTTAAGAAAAGATATGAAAATGATTTTTCAATGTTTGTTAAGAATTTCTACTATTATATGCTTACGTGTATAGAATGTAATAATTGCCATCATATATCTTATGATGTAAGCCCAAATGATATTATGTGTGTAAATCTACCTGATGATTGGCAAAGCAACCCCAATTTAACATTGGATGAATGTATTGCTGATTATTTTAAGGTTGAAGCAATTGACTATAAATGCGCAAAATGTGGTAATTCTGTAAATAATCGACAAGATAAGAAATTACTAACACGACCAAAGACCATCATTATCAAACTAAAAAGATATACTCAAATGGGAAATTCTTTGTATAAGGTTAATAAGTTTATTGAATATCCTAGTATGTTAAAATTAACTAAATATTTATGTTCGGGTGAAGAAGGCGCTTATGAATTATATGGTGTAATTAATCATATTGGATTAATGGATGGTGGGCATTATTATTCCTTCATCAGGGATTATGCTTTGGCAAATGGGAATGGAAGATTCAGTCAGGGTTGGATGCAATGTAATGATGCCCGGGTATCACATCTTAGTGATAAGGACGCAATTAATTCTAAAAATGCTTATATGTTATTCTATCATAGTTCCAGCTAAACCAACAACTCAATAGACTTGTTGAAAGAAAAAGTTTTTTTTTAATAAAAAGAGGAAGTTCTAAAAGAAAGAGGAAGTTCTAAAAGAAAGAGGAAGTTCTAAAAGAAAGAGGAAGTTCTAAAAAGAAAGAGGAAGTTCTAAAAGAAAGAGGAAGTTCTTAAAAGAAAGAGGAAGTTCTAAAAAGAAAGAGGAAGTTCTAAAAAGAAAGAGGAAGTTCTAAAAGAAAGAGGAAGTTTTTAAGGAACCTAGGTTCCTTAATTTTTATTTGTTATATAATAATAGTAATACGTCATAGTTCCTATCAAGTAATTTAAAATGCTTTATCCACAAATAACAGGCGAACCTAATTTTATTTTAATTGGTGTATCTGCAGTGTTTGGCTTGTTAGTTATTATAATGGTATATTACATAGTTGTTAGCAAAAGCAACAATCCTTCAAGGCTTTATCGTGGTGGTTTGCAATCAAATATAGTGTTAAAAACTAGCAATTCAAAGATCAATAATGCTAATCTAAATTCGGTAGCTGCAGTACTACCTACAAGCACAATGCCAGTTCCTATTAATTCTGGTGGTTATTTTGCAGCTGCGCCAGTTCCTAGTGTTTCTGTTAGCGGACCTACTCAAAGTAATCCTAGTATAAAGCAGGTTTTTAATGTTAAAGAAAATATCTATGCAGCGGATGATGCAGGTGGTGTATGTGGTGCTCTAGGTGCTGATGTTGCTAGCCTACAACAATTAGTAGATGCGCATCGTCAGGGTGCAAACTGGTGTAATGTAGGTTGGACTAAAGAAGGGCTAGCTGCATATCCAATACAGAAAGAATTCTGGCAAAAGATGCAAGGAAATGACCCACAGAATCGCAATATTTGCGGACAGCCAGGTATTAATATGGCACGTAGCGATGCAGGTCTACTATATGGTGTTAATTGCTATGGTGTTAAACCAGAACCCAAAAATGGTGAACTGATAAAAGAGGTCGTGAAAAATGATGCAGATATTGCACTCCAAGCCAAGATTGCACAATTTCAAAAGACTGTAAATAATATGACACTAGCACCATTTAATGTAAATAAATGGAGTGAATAAAATATGGCAAAAAATATAATAAAATAAATAAAAATTGATTTGTGTATATGTATATTAAATAATTATAATTTGCACCACTAGTGGTAGCTTTGGTGGCTTTTGTGGCTTTGGATAAGATGTCTAGTTTTGTTGGTGAAAATCAGATGATGCATAATTCTACAGTCATTATTAAAAAAATGATTCTTGTAAGAATTGAGGAGGAAAAACGTATTCAACAAATTCGGCGCGATAATGGTTTATCCAGACACTACACTATTGCAAATGGTATGGGAAATAATGGACTACCTTTATCTTGTGAACGAGATGGTAGCCGTAAGCCTTCTCCGCTACGCAATGTTATAAATGCATCAGATATAGTGCCACAACCACATCAACAACTACGGCCATCTATGCCATCTATGCCATCTATGCCATCTATGCCATCTATGCCATCTATGCAATTTTATATGAATTTTACTTGATATTGCAAATTACTCAATACAATGCATATATAAGTTCCAATCGTTATCTTTTTGTTTTGTCTTTTCAATTTCAAATATCCATATGCCTATTATTTTTAGATAATTTACAACTAGAATAAATTCGTAATTAATTATCTGGCCGAAATTAATTAGTGAAAGCCAATCCTGCCATTCCTGATAGAACCCGCAAAACATTATAATTGGTAGCATAGATACGACAGGTCGCAGTATCATTTCCGCTTGGTGTTAAAGTTGATGTGTATGTTGCAGATGTTATATTCATATTTAACTGTGCAATATCTACTCGAGAAAAATTACAAGTTCCGCTAGGTTGGTGTTCTTCTGGAGTAAGGGCAAATGAATACACATTAATTCCCACCGCCGGGCAATTTGTATGGCATTCTTGTGGCACCACCGTATTGAAATATCGACCTTCTCGTGCAGTTAAACGGTCGTGTCCGTTCAACATAATCTTTGCCAATGAAATAGGGTTTTCCCCGGAATCGAATACTGGTAAATTAGCAGTCCAAGCACGAGATGCAGCTTGTGATGGCGAGGTTCCAAATAAATCATTAAAATTCAAGGCCGCAATACTAGAACCATTGGCACCATAAGTACCAGCAGTTGCAAGACTACCATTAGCAGTTCCAGTCATTGGTAAACTAGCATACCAATTGCCTACATTAAATGCAGCAGTGCCGATACCTCCACCTAGGGGATCTTGTGGTGTTCCTGAGAAATAAGTATAATCAACAGAATCTGTATAATTAAACCATTGTTGCCCGCCCACGTTAGATGTCAGAGTGGAATCAATAAGACTACCTTTTTGAATAGTCCACACTACTTCTTTGACTGGATGATTGAATGCCATTTTAAGAATTTCGGTAGTGCTTTGAACCGGAATATCGCCGGTATATTGTAGTTGTTCAATAAGATATTCGTGTGCGGCTTGTGCAAATCTGCGGCGTTCATCAGTATCCAAGTAAATATAATCAACCCATAAACTAACATCCACTAAGTCGCCAGGTACCCGAGAAGCACCACTAGACCAATAACAATCTTGGACGTTTGCTAGGGTAAGATTAATTTGGACATCATGATATTGCAATGCTATTAAAGGCAGAGCAAGCCCGGGATTACGATTAAACCAGAATCGCAACGGCACGTATAAAGTGATGCTAGGAACTGTATCAATTGTAGATTGAACTAGTTTTGGAACATTACCTACCATAGTGGCATATCCGGCTTGGTGTCCAAATGTCTGCGTTAGTTCATTCCAGATATGTAGCCAATGCCCATAGTGCCGGTCAATTCGCTGACCTCCTATAACTATTTCAGCTTGTTGAACTAAGATATGCCCTAGCCAATTGAGCCAACGGAATTGTACATTTCCAACTGCTGGAACTTGTGGCAATGTGATGGTAATATAGGTACGGTATAGAAGATCGCCATTACGGGATATAGTAGCACTAACGCTATGCCCCCAATTTGCAATTCCATTAAAAACTTGTTGAATAGGCTCAATGGAAAAATTGGTATGCCGCCTATAAACCACTTTGAAAAAAGTAATTTGTGGATTACCGGTGAGATATACATCTTGGCTGCCATAAGCTACTAATTGCATAAGACCTCCACCCATCTTTTAATCTTTTTTGTTCGTTTGCAATACTATTTTTACTACATATTTTTATTATATCCGTATAACCTAACAAATTTATTTACCTAATTATTCAGATAGTATGCAAAAAATACTATTTTGCTTTAATTTTGCATATCCTCTCTAGATTAAATAAAAAATTGATTCTTTTTCATCATATATTGCAAATTAAAAAGTAATTGCGCACAAATTGCAAGCAAATCGCAAGCAATCAATGGCAAATCAGATAGATAGTGATGATGAATATCATACTTCAATTGAAGATGACGAACCAAAATTTATTATAAATACTAAATCTACCAAATTTCGAAAATATAAACAAAGTATTCTAGGTTCTCTAGAATCCCCATTTGATGGTTTTTGTGAATCATTCAAATTGGAAGACTTAGGGGAGATTAAGAGATTTGTATCACATATTAAAGAATATATTTTGAATGATAATCTAAATGAAGAACATATCAACTATTTTATTGATACAATAATTAAAGAAAAAGGTATATATTTTTTAGACCGGGTCTCTCTAGTTCAATATGATAATCACTTAAGCCAAGATTCTGAATCTTTGCTAGAAATTATAAACGGTCATCATCGTATCGAGGCATTGAAAAGGTTCTATACTACAACACTTCCTGCAGATTTAGTACATTATAAAATCACATTGCGGCTAGATATTTATCATCTAGATAATCCTAATAGTGATGATACAAGCAAATTATTTAAAGCATTTAATGCGGTTCGTCCACAACAAACCTTATGGCCTGCAAAAGACCTAGCAAGACGTATTATCATTGCTCTAGGCAATTCATTTGATAGTAAGTCGCGGCATTTTGTATTCATAAAGAATAATGAAGCGTGGACAAAGAAACCGAGTATCCACGGAAAATATTTTGCAACTAAGCTAGAAGACAGAATCAAAGAACAATTTAAAACAGTTAAATATATAACAGAGGCAAATTCCAGCGATTTGGATATAACACCAATAATCAATAAATTTAAAACTTACAATGATGAATTAAAAACTAATCCTCTAGAATGGTTTAATGATATCCGCCAACGCGGCAAGATAGACAATGACAATGGAATAAATCATAAAATATTTGAGCGCGCTAAAAAAGTAAATTGCTATCTAGGATTTGTTCGGCTAGATTACCTGCTAAATCAGTGTGTTTCTTTATAATCTGCTTTAGATGAAAATAAAAAATTGAATTTTTTTTCATAACATCCAATTATTACAATAACCAACCATACAACTTAACCAAACAACTTAACCAAAATCAAAACCCAAATTCAAAACCCAAATTCAAAATCAATATGGAAACATCAACATCGCCCCGTAATTTTGCACAACAAATCTCTCTAGATGAATACAATATACAAAAAAAGGAATATACTGAAAAAGCGCTTCTAGAATTAAAATCACAAATGGCTACATTTAAACGTAAATCTGAAAATGAGAATGCGGAAAGCGATAGTGAAAATGATTCCGATGATTGCAGTTCTGGTGAGCAATCTGCAGGAATCAATGTCATAATTAAAACCTATACAGATTCTACAAAATCTGGAGATAAGGATACAAATAATAATAATAATAATAATAATAAGGGTCTAAGAAAACGCCGTGTGCCTTCTAAATCAATAGGTGAAGGCGAAGGTATAGGTGCAAGTGCAGCAGCAAATAGTTTATCAAACACTATCTATTTACAAAGGGAATTAGATTTGCAAGAAATACAAAAACTTAAAAATCAAAAGAAACAATTACAAAATGCTCTAGAAGAAGAAGAGCGTAAGAATCATTTCTTGAAATTGGATTTATGTAATGCACAGGTTGATAATTCTGTTTTGAGGAAAGATTTAAACGCGCGTAATAATAGGATTAAGTATCTAGAAAATATGCATCATGAGAACTGGTGGCAAATAGTTAAATTGAAAATATTTATTGGTATCCTAGTGATATTGTTTATTTACACTTTTCTATTCTAAAAGTTTCTATTCTAGGAATCTAGAAACTTTTCTATTCTATAAATCTAGAAACTTAGATATATGAAGTAATAAAGAGAGATAAAGAGAGATATAAATTAATTTTAATTTTAATTTTAATTTTGCAATTTTAATTTTTCTTTTCAGTCGGCATAATAGGAAAGGTTTAACTACTGGCAATAAAATATAATAAAAATATAAAGTATCATCAATTCTAGAAAGCAATAAATATTTTTTTTATTTAATTATTTATAATACAATGAATCTAGAAGTAGATACCTGGGATGTTATTACATCATATTTCAAAGACCCTGCAATTCCTAATTATCTCGTCCGGCATCATATAGATAGCTATAATGATTTTATACATAATAAGATTCCCCAAATTATGAAGAATTTTGAAAAGATTCCGCCGTATGTATTAATAGATAAAGAAGACCGTAATATCACGTACGAAATCAAAGTTTTTTATGGTGGGAAAAATCACGATAATTATAAAATTACACGTCCCACAGTGGTAAATTATCCATCTGGCGAAGTACGACAATTATATCCTAATGAGGCACGTTTGAAAGATATTACATATGGTTTTGATTTCTTTTATGACGTGGATATTGAATATACTATGCGACGCGGGGAACAGATAATCTTGGATCGTGTTTTATCTCCTTATTCAGAATCCCTACGTAATATATACCTAGGTAAGATTCCTATTATGTTGCGGTCTGATATGTGCGCCCTTAGTGCTGGCGAACGCAATCCAGAATTGCTAACACAAATGGGGGAAGATAAATATGATTTAGGCGGCTATTTTATCCTAGACGGTGCTGAAAAAGTAATAGTTTCACAAGAACGTAAGGCAGAAAATATAGTATTTCTACAGGAAATAAATCAAACTAGTGGTAATGAAAAATATACTCATACCGCAGAAGTAAAGTGCGTAAGTGATGAAGCATTTGCCAATGCTAGGACTGTTCGCTTGCAATTAGAAACTAAAGGCGCGATTACTGTACGGTTAGGTCAGGATAGACCTTTAATTAATGAAAACGAACATCGAGATGTACCGTTATTTATTATGTTTCGGGCTCTGGGTGTAGAATCTGACCGAGAAATTATGCAATATATAATTGGTTCTCTAGAGGGTGAATTGGCGGAGAAGATGATGGATTTCTTGCACCCTAGTATTTTAGACCCATTTATCTTAAGAGAGGAGATTTATGATCGTGAACGGGCAGAAGAATATTTAATGAAATTTACAGCGCGCGCCCAACAATCCGACCGAAAGGATACAGCATCCAATTTCAGTGAGGTTATTAAGAATAAGAAAGTGCGATTATGCTATTTATATGATACTTTTCGTGAATTGTTGTTCCCGCATATAAGCAGCACTACCGGGGATATCTATAAGGCTAAATCATATTATCTGGGATATATGACTCGTAAGTTATTACTTTTGCGGCTTGGCTTGATCCAAGAGACTGACCGCGATAATTTTTGTAATAAACGTATAGATTTATCAGGTTTTCTACTTAGCACATTATTTCGTGATGCTTTTCAACAAATTATCCGTAATGCTCGTGTAGAAATTAACAGTAAATACACATTCGCAGCAAAAGAGTATAGTGGTGCAGACCATATTACTAGTATTATAAATGATAGTAATATTCGTGAGATATTCAGTAGTGAAGTATTTAAAAAACATTTTAACGGTGCCCTTAAGATTGGAACCATTGGACAAAAGAAGGGTATAGTGCAAGCGCTAGATCGTGTTTCCCGAAACCTAACAATCGCCCATCTACGTCGAATTATTGATAATGTGGCAGGTGGTAGGGCGACCATTCCGCGACGCCGGCTCCATGCTAGTCAATATGGATGTGTATGTCCGGTAGAAACACCAGAAGGTCCCAAGGTTGGTCTTAATAAGGGTCTTGCATTGATATCTCATATTACATTCGGTACTCCAACTAAATATGTAATTCAATTCTTAATTGAAAAAGGTCTTGAAGTGATAGATGATCTCACACCAGTTGAAGCTCAACGTATTTGCAAAGTGTTTGTTAACGGTAATTGGGTTGGTTGCCATCGTAATCCGGTTGAACTGCATCGCACGTTTATTCTTTATCGGCGCAATGGTCTTATTAATACATTCATATCTTTCTCTTGGGATCGTAGTACTAACGAAATCCAAATATTTACCGATGGCGGTCGATTTGTTCGCCCCCTCTATGTAATAGAGAACAACAATTTATTATTACAACCACGTCATATCCGTGCCATTAAATCGGGCGAGATTGTATTTACTGATTTAGTGGCCGGATTTCGTAAGAGGAAAGAAGAATATGATTATTATTCACAAGATATTAAACCCCTTTCATTGTTAGGGTTAGATAAAACAGATGCTCTTTACCCAGCAAAATTAACAGAAACCCAATCAGTTATAGAATATATTGATTGTCAGGAATTTGATACTTGTATGTTGTCAATAGGTTTTAGTATCGACCATACAAGCCTCCAGCGTTTTACACATATGGAGCTACATCCTAGTATGGTTCTATCATTCAATGCGCATTTACTGCCATTTAGTGATCATAATTTAAGTAGCCGAACAATTTTTGCTAGTAAATATGTAAAACAGGGTATATCTACTTATGCACTCAATTTCAATTCCCGAATTGATACATCGGCTCATATTCTTAATTACCCTCAGCGACCTCTCGTGCAATCACGATTGCAAAAGTATATTACACAAGATATATTCGGGCAAGGAATGAATATATATGTAGCAATTGCTAGTTATAATTATAATCAAGAAGATGCAATAGTAGGTAATCAATCCTCAGTAGATATGGGATTGTTTCACACTACCTATTATAAGAGTTATAAGGATATGGAAATAACTGAATCTAAAACCGGTGAAGAAACCCGTTTTTTTAATCCATTATATACACACGAAATGCCACAATATCCGCAACTATTAAATAAGAAAACACGTAATAATTATGGTAAGTTGGATAAATGGGGTTTTCCTCTTAAGGGTGAATTTATAGAACCGGATGATGTGGTAATTTGTAAGTATATTAAAACAAAGGATGAAACGGGTGCAGATGTAGAGCGTGAACTTTCTACCACTACAAAAACAGGCAGCGAAGGTAGTTTTATTGATAAAGTGTATACCTGGCAAACCAATGCAGCGGGTGATCGTGCAGTAAAAGTCCGTACTTGCCAGAATCGGCCACCCATTACTGGTGATAAATTCGCTTCTCGTTGTGCACAGAAAGGAACCTTTGGAATAACACTTAAGAAAGAAGACTTACCATATACGGAGGATGGTATTACTCCTGATTTTGTGCTTGATCCAGGTAGTTATCCTAAGCGAATGACAGTATCGCAATTCATTGAAATCTTGTTTGGCAATATGGCTAGTGAATTAGGGTTTATGGGTTCATTTAATGCTTTTGAAGTAGTAGATGTAGAACAAATTAACCATATTATGGAGGATATGCTAGGTTTTACTTCATATGGAGATCGCATACTCTATAATGGGTATACTGGGGAACAGATGGATGTAAAAATATTTAGCGGATGTATCTATTATCAACGCTTGAAATATATGGTGCTTGATAAGATAAATACACGAATTTCCGGTCATCGGGATAATGGTATACCTGTTCCGGGTGGTTTATATACAATAAAGGAGCGGCAAAGTGTTTCAGGGCGCGCGAATGGCGGTGGTCTCAAATTTGGTGAAATGGAGAGGGATGCTTTGATTGCGCATGGTATATGGGGATTTATAAAGGAAAGTTATATTGAACGTTGTGATAAATTTGTAATACAAGTGAGTGTAAAGTCGGGGGATATATCTATTGCTAATCCAGAAATAGGGCTTTTTTATGATAATGTGGCTGATGGTGTTGTATCATATCATTTAGTTGAAGGTGTTGGAAATAAGGGATTGACACCAGATCGTATCCTAGGATTGAATCTCTATAACCAAAAATCACTAGATTTTATCACGTTGGTTGTTCCTTATACATTTAAGTTGCTAATTCAGGAAATGGAGGGTATGATGATACAAGTGCGTTTTGATGTATCCCGATTGCGACGGATTTTACCAGAGAACATCTCTAATGGTGAAATCGCAGAACTCTCCCATGAAATGATAGATGAAATGATGGATGACGGCAATATTGATGGCGATGATGATGGTACAGACGCAGATGCATACGAATTTGATATGGGTGATGATGCTAGCCAAGCAGGTGGGGCAGAAGAAGCAGAAGAAGCAACTGAAGAATCTGGTAATGAAGAAGCAGAATCGGAATCTGCCGTGGCACCTGATAATAAAGAAGCAGAATCTGCCGCGGCACCTGATAATGAAGAAGTTTTAACCACACATACTATTCCACCTATCAACACAACAAACACAGCAATCCCAACCAATCCAACTAATTCAACTAATCCAACCAATACAATCAACCCAATCAATCCAACTAATCCAACTAATCCAACTAATCCAACTAATCCAACTAATCCAACTAATTCAACCAGTACACAAATCCCAACCAATACAACCATCACACCTAATATGGAGAAGGGTGTATCACTATCACCAATGAGTGGTGGTGGTGATAACCGGGTTGATTTATCGCAATATGGTGGTATTAAGCCCGAATTTGATGTTATGGAAAGGGAAGATGATACTGCAATAGAAAACTTGAACGCCCAATTGCTAGGTATACAAACTGGCGGGCAAAAAGACCTTCTAGAGCAAGCAAAACAACAAGGTATAAAATCGGTTATGTCATCAAATTCACAAAATGCCATACAAC